GGTGCAAGTTTTGATAATCTACATTTTGATATTATGTATGTATTGGTATCTCCAATGTCATGTAGTCCGTTTTGGATGTATCAAATGATAAATAGAATTCGCAAATTGTCGCGTAATAGAGTTAAAATGTTAGTTAGTTGGTCAGAAGAAAAAAGAATACCTACTTTAGAAGAATATGAATTACAAAAAGCAAAAAACATAGTAGATATGAACTGGAATCAAACAAAATATCCTATACCATTGGCATATTTTGATACCAATGGTGCTGATAATTTTATGTTGGATATTTCCCCAGATAATAGACATGTTATAAGGAAATTAGTAGAAGAAAACAGACTTGTTTTAAGACATGAAGATAATCATTTCTTAAAAACATTATCCAGATACGAACATAAAAAACTTACCTTAAATAATACTTCTAAATATTCTGAATTGTTATTTGAAATAATAAAAAGAAATGGTGGAATAGTAAAAAACCAACCTGATTACTCTAAAGAAGTTACTTTAAAATATATAAAGACATCAACTATAATGCTAAAAAAGGACAGTAACGACTATTATAATGGAATAGGTGTCAAAGCAGATAATTGTATTACAAAAAAACTAGATAATTTTAGAAACGATACCCAATTTATGAATTATATCAATTCACATGTGAATTTAAATGATATCAACACCCATATCAATTGGAGCTCATTTAGAAGAGCTTTAACTCGTTCGGATATTTCAAACTATGAGAATGAACTAAAATCGATTAATGACAATAGCAAGGCTTTGAATAATACTCTAATCTATTCTAATGGACTTTTAGAATCCTTTAGAGCGATCTGTGAGATTTTATCATTACAGATCAATACAGCAACAGGCATTATTTCTGGAAATTCATCTGTCCAATACATTTTACAAACACACCAAACTTTAAATAATCATATAGAAAAAATCAAAAACCAGATATACAATAAAAACAAATATACAGGATCAACAAAAAATACATACAGGGAAGAATTATCTTTAAGTAGGAAAAACACTGCTGTTTTTAAGAATTTAAAATTTGCATTTCAGCAATTAGGCATTATATTAATAAAATCAAAACCCACACAAAGATTATCCAATACTGGTGCCGTAAGAGAAAGCGATGCGAGATATTCTTACTGGACATTTGAGGTTGACTGCGTTTCACAACATATTAGATTAGCACTAGAAGGCCTTGCTTTTGATACTGGTTTAAGGGTGGAAAATTCAGTCGCTTATTTTAAAACTCAAGTTTATGATTCTAATAGATCACATCAATAAAATGTATGGTTCTTCATCTAATACGAGAGAATTATTACTTGAAGCTCTTAGGGGTGGGGGACAAAGTTCAAGTAAAAAAGAACAATATGGAACACAATTGGATGAAATGCAGATGCTCGCATCTATACCCGATACTTATGACTGTGCAGAATTTGATGGACCTGATCCTCCCATTGAACATGCAATTCCACCCACAGTATATACGACCTTAAATTTAGGGAAGGAAGGAAGAACATTAGATATTATGCAAATGAGTTATAATATGATTCTACCAGGTTATACTGTCATTTTTACAGGAAAAAGAAGATCAGGAAAAACAAAGGTAATGAGAGCACTCTGTAGACATTTAAGAAGGTGGTTCCCTGAAGTAGTGGTTTTTACTAGAACTAAATCATCAGGAGAATATTCGCGATTATTGCCAGATGACAGAATAATTCAAGGATTCGATCCTGATCTTTTGGTTGAAATTGCAAATATACAAAGAGCCAAAGTACGTGATTTATCCATGGGGCATAGATGTGAAGAAAATATTAATATATTGATAATTTTAGACGACTGTTTGGCTGAACGTTTACAATGGTCAAAAGAATTAAACGCTGTTTTTTTCGAGGGAAGGCATTTATTTATCACATTATTTGTAAGTATACAAGATATTAAAGGGTGTGCTCCGGCTGCTACTGGAAATTGTGATTATGTGTATCTTTTTCCTACTGGAGATGAAAGAACATTTGAAACTGCAAGAGATAAATATTTACCATTTTTAGATAAATATGAATTAAGGGACTTGTTGGAATCTGAAGAGATTAACAAGAAATATCATATTATAGGTGTTGATTGTGCACACAAATATAATCCAATAGACAGGAGAGTTTCTTTGGGTTGTGTTGATGAAGATCAAGAACTTGAAGATTTTGTAATGGGAGGACCAGAAATGTGGGCTAGTGATAGAAGAAGATTGAGGGAACTTGGGTATGAACATCTGATTGGATTAGAAGATTGGGGAATTCTAAAACCATCACAATATGTAAACTACGTTAATCAAGGTTGCCCACTTTTTCCATTAAGGCGTTGTTTAAAAAAAAATGTCAAATAAAAAACCACCCACAATGCATGACAGGGCAAAGGGCTTTTTTGGCTATTTAGCTGACGTGTTCGAATCTTTTTTTAAGAAAGAAGAAGAAGAAGAAAACACCAATTCATCAATAGAACAATCAGATATATCAACAATAGCAAAAGGAATCAGAGAGTATGCGAATGATAAATCCACTTTTAAAAATTTACAATTTGGAATTTTGGGTGTAATATGTAACCACCAGATAGGTAGACCAAGGATGAGCATTTTAAGAGAATTAAACGACAACCCAGAAGAAAGAAGAAATTTAATACATAAATTTCGCACATATTTGGTATATTCAAAAGAATTTATTAATATACTTGAAAAGAAAACAGATGAAGAACTTGATGAAATTATCAGAAAAATTTCATTATATTTTCATTTATTCACTAGAATGTATTTTCAATAAAATTATTCCAATTCTGGCAATAAGTCATCTACATCTATTCTTTTAGGAGTTTTTTTGTGTGGTGTAGATTTTTTAACCTTTCTGTTAGCGGGAATATCAGGAACTGCAAATATTTCTTCTTCCTTTTTCCTAGTCTCAACTACAGGTCCATTCATTGTAGTAATGGCTTGAAATAATTTATCAAAATCTTCTTTTCTTTTTTTTTCCATATCAAATACATTTTGTTTTAGTTCATTTTGATCTCTGGCTAAAGATTCAACGATATTTTGTAAAGGATCATCTGAATCTTGTAACTTTCTTCTTTTCAGTGGTGGTTCATTAACTGTTTCTTCATCATCACTATTTGAACTTTTGGCGATCCTATTACCCATTAACTTCAACTTGGCTTGTTCTTCATAAAAATTATTTGGTTTATTATCACCATTAGTAAGCGCCCAGAGACCTACTTTTTTATTTCCGATAGTTGTTTCTTTTGAACCATCGAGAGCTTGTGTTTGTTTTGGTTCAATTCTCATGTGTCCTAAAAACGAACTTGCATTACATCTAGTATTTTGACATTTAATAAAAGTTTGTCCGTTCATAGCAGGTGTTTTCCCGTTTTTAATTTGAAATATCTTTCCAGTATCATACTTACATATAGGACACCTTAACCATGTATGTTTCATTTCAAATGTTAAAAAGCCATTCTCATCCATACTAGCTGCTATTGCGTATTCTTCAGGTTCAGTAAAAAAGTGACGCCTTTTTAGGCTTACCCATGTATTTAATATTATGATTGAATCCGCTGTATTATGGTCTATCAGAGTATCTCCTGCAATAAGGGTTTTTTTGTTGTTTTTAACATATTGATACATTTTAATTTTATTGTCATAATGTCCATCCCCGTATGATATATTATATGCTCTTTTACATTTAAGTGCACTCATTTTTTCTATCTTTATACCAGGATAATATACTAAAAATAACGTACATATATTCATTACTAATAATTTCATATTTTCTTTAAATTGTGTTTCGATAATTAATTTATCACAGAAACTAATACAAGGTTCGTTATTTTTTAAATCATCAAACAATTCAACTAACAAAGGTACATATTTTTCTGGATTTAGTATTTTTTTTATTTTTTTACCTTCTTTAATAAAATCCCTTAGATTAAATACCATAGATTTACTAAAATGTAAAGATGGGATATAAATTGTAAATGCTAATCCAAGTGCACTTGGATCACAAGCTATAATTCCTCTACTATACCCCAACTTCACCTTTGGTGGCATCTTTAAAAATTCTAAATATATTTAGAAACCTTAGATGAAAATATGCGCTATGGAAGAATGCGACCTAAAAAAGAAAAAAAACAAGACAGGAGAGGCAGGCATACGAAGGCGGAAAGGCTCGCTAGAATCAGAGCAGCTAAAAAAACAATTTCAATCGCAAAATGTAGAGGATGTGAACAAGAACTTGATATGTCGATTCTTACAGAAGAAGGAGATGCAATCGTTTGTACAAATTGTGGTCTCGTTGACAACAATCTTGTATTTGATTATGATTCTCCCATTTACACTCATGTACCGTGTAGTCCTTTTTATCGTCATCGAAATTATTTTGCAGAAAAATTATTACAAGCCAGAAATAAGGAACCACGTTTATCAGACCAAGAACTTGATATTATGTCAGTTGTTTACGATATCTACAGAGAAGAATGCCCTGAATTATGGAATGAAGGAAACTTTACCAAAAAACATTGCGGAAAAATATGCAGAGTTATAAAAAGGATATATCCTAATAGTCCCTTTAGTAGACGTATAGAAAGGTGGTATCAATATCGTGTATATATTGCTGGTGAAAGTAATGGAGAATTGGATTTTCATGTATCAACACAATTAAGATTTTTATTTGATGCTTATGTACATTACTTTTTAATTTATATACAAGAGAATAATTTAAAAAGAAAAAATATAACTCAACTCGATTTGGTGATTATGATTCTATTATACAACCTAAAAATAGATTATTTAAGGAAATATGGGTGGTATTTTATGAATCATAATATAATCAATGAAACACCATCCATTTCAAGGGATAT